GCCAGATGTCCACCGTGACGTTGCCACTGCCATCGCTGTTAGCATCAGCCAGCACCTTGTGCAGCCTCGATGACCCGTTGCTGCCAAGTTGGATATAGTCGCCAGCCTTTAGCCAGCCAGTGACGCTGGTTGCCGCCCCGTCGATGACCAGCGATCCACCTGTCTGCGATGCGCCGTTGACCAGTGGCGTCCCGGTGGCTGCACCTCTGGCCGTCGCGCCATTGGGGTCACCCAGCAAGAATGTGCCAAGCTGCCCACGCAGACTGATCAGCCATGCCACCCACTGTTCAGCATCGGCCCGCTTCATGGGCGGCAGTGTTAGATCGGCTGTCCACATCTGGCCGGGATATGCGAAAGTTTGTCCAGCGAAGGTGAATGGCGATCTGGCGTATGCCACCGCGTTGATGGCCCGCAGTTCGATCTGTGCGATGCCTGTGTGCGTCGGGAGAGCCAGAGGATAGCTAATCATTTCTCTTAACTCCCATGCCTTTGTGTGTAGCCATTATCACACAAAAACTTTGACCGCGCAGCAATTGCTTCGCTTTTTGTTTCGTAACACCCAACATGATTCGCGCCGATTCTTACCCTCCATGACCCAGATGGAAGCAAGTCCAGACCAGACAATCCGCTAGAGTTGTCAATTCTTAGCTTTATGTTCCTTGCATTTTCCAAGCGAGAAACATGACGCAAATTATGTATGGAGTTGTCGCATCTATCTCCATTTATGTGATCAATTTCATCTTTGGGCCAATCGCCATTAGTCATTAGCCATGCCAATCTATGCGCAAGAAATTCATGCGCTTTATCGCAAACTTTTAGTCTTACCCTACGATAACCAATGGTCATTTCAGTGTCGGCCCGCTTGCCATTTTTCTTCCTATAAAAATGACCAGCTTGAGGATCATATGTGATAAGTGCAGATATATCTTGCTTATCTGGCAGTTGCATAATCGTCATGCGAAGGCACTCCCATAGCTACCACCACGCCGACGGGCATCCAGAACAGCAGCCTTGGCGCTGTCAGCGATCTGCGGCATCAGCGACTTGATCTCTGCACGAACCGTCTGCTGAACGCCAGTGGTGATGTTGATCGTTTGGTTGACCGTAACGCCGCCGCCGCCAAGCTGGTTGTTGGGGACCACGCTGCCGTTCCGCGACGGCACGATGATCTCAGGCCCACGCTCGCCTACCATGTACGGCTGGCCGCTGGTGACAGGGCCACCCATAGCCTTAAATCCTGACAGTGCTGGGGCCAACGCAGGGAATACCGATCCGACCACTCCCATCGCGGCATTCACCATCTGCTGAACGACAAGTTGCTCATATAGCTTCAGGATGATCTGACGGACCATATCCTTGAATGCTCCAAGAACAGTCTTTGTTCCATCAACCATAGACATGAATGCTTCGCTGAATGAACTGCGGATTCCCTCAGCAATGGACTTCATTGTTTCTTGTTGCTGGCTTAGTTTTTCGACACCAGCGCCAGCCTTATCGGTTGCAGCCACGCTGGCATCACCGAAGAATGTGACCTCTTCAGTGCCAGCGGCAATGGCATCTTTAAGGGCCGTCCAAGACTGCATGGGCGATGCTAGTTCATCCTTCATCGCAGCTATTTTTTCATTTGCGGCTTGTGCTGCATCACTCATAGCAACAGCATCGAGACGCATCTTCTGAAATGGCTCTTGGCTTGGCATACTAAGATTTGTGTTGAACATTTCATTAAGTGACGAAATTACGTTCTGTGAAAACTCTACAAAGCTTCCACCCATTGATGCGATTTGCTCCATGAAATAAGAAGATATGGAGAGTGATCCAGCATTGATTGCAGTTACAACAATATCAAATGCTGTGCCAATCCGACCGAATGCTTCAACAGCAACATCATTCAACAATGAAAACGCTTCGCCTACGCTGCCAGCACCTTTGACAAGACGCATGAACACTTCGATTAACTTGGCAACACCAAGGATCACAACAAAAGGCAGGAAGCGCAGCATAATGGCTTGCAGTGCGGTGAATGCCGCGCCAACTCCAGCAAGAGATAAAGCAAAAGCACCATTTGCATAAGCAGCCGCTACGCTTGCCGCAACGAACCTGACGCCTATGAACGACGCATACAAAGCAGCCGCGATCAAAGCAGTGTCTATGTTCTCAACAATAAACGAGAATGTTGATCCAAAAGCACCACGAACTGACATCACAGCCGAAACAATGGCTGACAAAGGTTCACGCAGGACACCCAAGGCGCTGCCAAAGTTTCCAAGTTCTTTTCCGCTTTTTGACATGGCAACGCCAAATGCTGCAACAATTGCAACGCCAGCACCGACAATTGCGCCGATAGGCCCAAAGATTTGAAGCATTTGAGGCGCTTGCTGACCAAAAGCTTGCATCTTGCTTGTGCCGTTGGCGATCTGAACAGCAAAGTCACCGATTTGGTAGCCAGCCTGTTGCAACGCACCCATTGCAAACTTACGGGTGTTGCGTGTTCCAACATCCATTGAAGCGCCCATGCGCCTAACCGCCGAGCCTGTGCGGGTCAGTTCATCGTTTACACGGCGGATAGGAGCGGTGGCATTATCAATTGCCTTGAGTTCAAAGAGAAGTCTTTCGCTCATTTTTCTCTCGCTCCTCTAGGACCATGAAGTAAGCAACCCATTCATTATACTCATTCAACGAGATATTCTCAATCTCTGCGATGGTTTTGCCCAACCTGTCAGCAAGCGACACTAGGTTGAACCTGAATGGGTTGCTCCTTAGTTTTTTGCGTGTTCCTCTGGGGCTTCCGACCCGAACACAGCGCCAAACACTTTGGCAATGATCGAGACGGTTTCGCTCATAAGGATTGGCTTGTCTTCAAGCGTAAAGGTGCGGTCGCCCTTCTCATCCTCACATTTTTCAATGACCATTTCGACCATTGCGGCTAGTGATGGATTTGACAGGAAATCCTTGTATTTGCGTTGCACCTTTTCGATGTCGCGGGCATTGACCTGTGTGAAGAACAGGCGAAGAGGTTTGCCCTCTTCGCCCCATTCTTCAACATCAACAAATCCACGCGGCTGGGCTGCACGATTGGCTGCGATGCGTTTAGCGATACTCATTAGACAGCCGTCGATTGCGTCAGAGCGCCAGAACCTTGGCAAGTAATCGAAATCTCGACCAAGCCGTCATAAGACGCCGTGATCGTGCGACCTGTGACGATGGCAGACCCGGTGTAATAGATGTCACCAGCGGTCGCGCCTTCGGGGTAGAGGTTGAGCGTAACAGTCGCACCGACAGTCATAGCGCCCTGCCCGGTCGTGTTGGTTTCGTCCCACAGGCAATCAATTGATGCCGTGTAGGTTTTCAAACCAGCGATGTAGGTACGGGCAGTATCGCCCATCGTGCTATCATCAATGGTGTCGCCCGTCTCTTCTACTGAGAACGAACGGATTTCTGCGATTGCGTTAGCGCCGACCTTGACGGTCCCTTCAACGCCTGAGTGAGTAGCCATAGGAGCCTCCTTATCTGGCCGATTCTACGTCATCGACGCTGGTTATATACCGAATGGTAAACGTCAATCTGGCGATCCCGACGGGTTGTTCAGTCTCACCAGAAAAGTCGATGCTGGTCGATGTTAGCACCGATTGCTTTGCAAGGCCATTGAGTGTGAAGTCCGCACCAATGGTTTCTTCGATCTGCACCGCGATGGCATCCAAGTTGTCATCGAGCGAAGCATTCGCGTTCTCATATACGTCAATCGAAACTTCCAGATCACGCATCAATGTCTTAACGCCAATCGTCATTAAGCCAGACGATTCAGCGCCAACGTAGACAGTCACGGCAGGAAGCTTTGCCTGTGACAGCGGATAAACTCGCGTCTTGTAGACCCGGCTGGAAACCAAGGTCACCCCGCTGGTCAATATGGTGGCAATCCTGTCGCGGATTTGCTTGCGAACGTGCGACATTATTGCTTCTCCAATTGAACGGATGTTGACCCAGTGCCGTCGTGTATCCACGCACGGACCTTGTAGGTCACGCCACCGATAACCATGCTCTGGTCTTCTGCAATGGACGGCACATCAACCGTGCGACAGGTTAGCCGAGGCTGCTCTTGGTGAACCGTAACAAACCCGCCTGCCGAGACAGGAACGGTGTCATTGTCAAAGATGCCATTGATCGTGCCACCACTGTATGTGACGGCCACAGCAAATTCGTTGACGTTGAACATCGCCGCCAGATCAGCAGCAAACGGGATTGCCATATCAAACCTTCTTGCGCTTGGTCAGTTTCGGCGCATCGCTGGTTTCCAATGCAACGCTGCGGTCGGCAGTCGCTTCTTCGGAAACTTCTACTTCCTGAACACGGCCCATTGCCGTGAGGCTTTTGCCTTCCTGCTGAGTCAGCTCGATAACATCGCCAACGGAGCGAGATTCACCGCCAGCAACACATCCCTTGAGAACCAGATAAGACATTTTAGCCCCCTCTTGAGATTGGGGGCGACCTGAGCCGCCCCCGTTCCACTTCATCATTACACGCCGTCGTTGTTGTAGGCAAACGACACGGCATTGCGCACAGCCACATCGACGGTCTGCAATGCGCGGATGCGCACGTTGCCCGAAGAGGCGCTGCTGTAGGGATCGACCAAGATGTCGAGGCCACCATACATACCGATCAACAGGTCAGCGAAGTTGCCGAAGAACAGGTCGCCAGAGGTGACTTGGTTCGACACAATCGCACGATAGCCGTTGATCGTGTTGCCGGGCTGCTCAACCACAAACAGACCTTGGCCGGAAGCCTTGGCGGTGGTCTTCAGCGCACCATACATTCCTGCGGGCAGGATGTAGGCGAGGTTGCCCAACAGAGCGTTGTCTTCGGCCACATAGGTTTCCAAAGCCACAACTTCAGCAAAGGTCGGGTTGACCGCAGCGAAAGAAGAAGGCTTGTTGACGCCGGAGACGTTCTTGATGCCAGTGGGCTGGCCCGAAGAGCCAGAACCTTGCAGACCGCCCAAGTCGATAGCCAAAGCGATAGCGCGGGACAGATCGTCACGAACCAAAGCTTCAATATCGAGCGAAGACTGCATCATCATCAAGCGGGTCAGATCGGTGAACGCGCCGAGGGTGCGCGGAGTCATCGTCACCGAACCATCGGTGAACTCAGATTCCGAAGCAGCGCCGCCTTCCGTCGAAATCCAGCCAGCGGACGATGCTGCCGTTTTCTTCGGAATGGTGACGTTACCCTTCAGACCCGACAGCATCGTCGCGCCAGCCTGCATCACCGAGGATGCGTTGCGCAGAACGTCGATGAAGTCGCCGCCACGGTAATCCTGAGCGATCAGCGCAGCATCATCAGTGGTGTTCAAGTCGCGCTTGGACCAAGTGCGCAGAACATCGGTCGGGATCATCAGACCACGAGCCTCAGTGCCGTTTGCACGTTGAGCAGCAGCCGAAGCTTCAAACTCGAAGCGGGCTTCTTCCTGAGCGCGGCGGTCGGTGGGGTTAGCCATCGCACGGATTGCGGTCATCAGCGAGAACTTGCGGACTTCCTTGGCGGTCATGCCAACGTCCTGCGTGTCCAAGGGCTTGTTGCCGATGGCTTCCAGAAGTTCACCACGGAACTCTGCCAGAGAGCGGCCAGCGGCGACGGCCTTGTCAGCCAGTTCACGCTTGTTGTGGGCTGCGGCGAGACGGAACATCTCCGCAGTTTCCTTCGAGGCGGTGCGGGCGGCTTCGGCCTTGACCGCATCCATATCAAATTCAGCCATTGTGGCCTCCTTTATGGGTGTTGCGTTTACGGTGGTGGTCAGGTCGTCAGCCGCCGATCTGCCAACGCCGACTGTCCTGTCGGCGGGGATAGACACGATGGAAACTTCCATAGGCATCCAAGAAACGGCGCGGAATGTCTCCTTGCCTTCCTTTTCGAGTTTGTCGATGCGATAGCCGACCGAGATATTACCCCGGATGCCATCTTCGACATCATCAAACACCTCTTTGGCCAGCCCGTTCTTTCCAAAACGAACAGTCGCACGGAGACGCCGTGCCGAGCCATCCAAGGTGACTGATTCCACAACGCCGATCTGCTGGGTCGGATCGTGATCCAACAGCAAAGGCGCACGACCAGAGTTCAAGAACGACAGATCAATGCTGCTGGACTTGTGGTCGAGAATTTCAATTCCGAAACTGCGTTCAACAGGCTCTTCGGATGAGACAGCAACCTTTACCCGGCGCTTGCCCGTATCAACGACCTGTTCTTCCATGTGCATGGCGCGGACTTCAAGGCCATCACGCGAATAACGCTCAGATTCCATCTCAAGATCATCATCTTGAGCCTCAACCTGATCAATGTTTTCTTCGTCAGCCATCGCTGCTTCCTCCATTTCACGGGAGATCATATCAAACTCACCCCCATCTTGCATAGAGCGAGCATCTTTGGTGGCAGGCTCAAACTCAATCGGGTCAAAGTTGTTGCGCTTTAACCATGCTTTGGCCTCATCAACAGTGAAAAACTGTGTCCGAAAGCGGATAGCCTGGATTTCGCTTGTGCCGTCCTTGATGCCAAAGATGAAATCAACACCCTTGCCGCCAGCGTCATTGCGACGGCGCAAAGCCTCATACTGGCTTGGATCGTGGATACGGGCTGCGTGTTCGTTGGGATAAGGCCGAGCGCCATCAGCACGGCTCTCATCCTCAATATCCATGTCTTCCTGATCCACAATGTCTTCAACGATGTCATCTGCCCAAGACTTGCCAGCGTCCCCACCCCACAATGCCCATGCGATCCGGCCATTCGACGGGTAGCCATCTTCGCCGGGGCGGAAAC